TTTTGCCGCGCGCGACGAGGTGCACCGCTGGACGGATCGGGAGCTGGCCGAGGTGGTTGTGCAGTCGATGTTGGCACGATCACAACCGATTGATTGGGCGATCACCACGGCGGGGGCGGATTTGAACTCGGTCTGTGGCGAGTTGCGGCGCTATTCGGAAAAGGTGCTGCGCGATGATGTGCAGGACGACAGCTTCTTTGCCTTTGTGGCCGAGCCTGCGCTGGATTGCGATCCGGCGGATCCGGTGGCCTGGGCGATGGGCAATCCCAATCTGGGGGTGTCCTTCAAGCAGGAGGATCTGGCGCGGCTTTATGAGCAGGCGCAGGCGATCAGTGGCCGGATGCCGAACTTCAAGCGGCTGCATCTCAACCTGTGGACCGAAGGGGCGCAGGCCTGGATTGATCGTTCGGTCTGGGATCGGGGCGCGCAGCCTTTTGAGGAAGAGCAGCTTTACGGGCGCAAGGCCTGGGTTGCGCTTGATCTGTCCAGGAAGGTGGACACGACCTCGATCGTGATTGCGGTGCCGGTGGGCGGGGTGGATTACCTGATTTGCTATACCTTCCTGCCGGAGGGTCCGAAGGGGTTCATCGTGCGCGCCCAGACAGAAAACCGCGAGTTCGTGGCCTGGCGTGATCAGGGCTGGCTGGAGGTGCATAAGGGCGGGGCGATTGACGAGGACCAGGTGATCCAGCGGCTGCAATGGATCATGGACCGCTTTGACGTGCAGGAGATCGCTTATGACCGCTGGGGCATGGACGGGGTTGTGAAGGAAGCGATCCGGCGGCGCTGGCCGATGGTGGAACATGGTCAGGGCTATGCCTCGATGAGCGCGCCCATGAAAATGTTTGAACAGCGCACCATGGAAGGCCGGGTGCGCCACAATGGCAATCCGGTGCTGACCTGGGCGGTGGGCAATGTGCATCGCGACGAGGATGCGGCCGAGCAGGTCAAGCCGAACAAACGCAAATCCACGGGCCGGATTGATCCGGCGGTGGCGGCGATCATGGCGCTTGGCCGGGCCGAGAATGCCGAAGAGAAACGCAAAGCACGGGAGATTTTGACAGTATGAGCCTATTTTCCCGTTTTCTGGGGCGTCAGGACACAAGCGCATTGCGTGTTGAGCCTCCTGTGGTTTCGGCAGCGACCTCGGGCACGTCTGATCCCAATCCTGAGGTGTTTAATCTCGGGTTTGGTGGCGGGGGCAGTCGGGTGAAAACCTTGCCGCCTGTCACGCCAGTGATCGCGCAACGTCATGCGACGGTCTTTTCGTGTTGCAATATCATTGCGGGGGACATGTCCAAAGTGCCGCTGAAAGTGATGCAGCGCACGAAAACCGGACAAGAGGTGCAAGTGCGCGAACATCCGGCAGGCTATCTTCTGAATGTCGAGGCCGCGCCAATGGTCCCCGCCAAACTTGCACGTTTTGCTTTGGTCTATGCCTACGCGCTGCGCGGTAGATCATATGCTTATTCGCCCCGCGACGGTGGGGGGGAGTTGACACTGATCGACGTGCTGCACCCCGATCATTGTTCTTTGTTGCGGGCTGGTCGTGCGCGGTTTTACGAGTTCGAAGATGGGGCAGGAATCTATCGGCGCAGCCCATCGCGATCAATGTTGCACCTACGATATATGGCCGAAGATGGTTGGACTGGGCGCAGCCCGATCGAGGTCGCCGCAGAAAGCATGGGGTTGGCATTGGCAGGGCAAGAGGCTGCGGCGCGATCGGCCTCTGGCTCGATGCTGCGGGCCTATATCAAGATGGAAGACAGCTATGAGGACGAAGAGGACTATGTCCGAAATGCGAAGCGTCTGCGCGGGGCAATAGACGATCCCGAAACTAATGGGATTCCGATCGTCGGTGGTGGAGATGACATCAAGCGGTTGGATTTGTCCGCAGCGGACCAGCAGCTTCTGGAAAGCCGAAAATTTGATCGTGAACAGATCGCGGGGATCTACCGGATGCCGCCTAGCAAGTTGCAGATGCTGGAGTACGGGGTAAAGGCCAACGGTCAGCAGCAGGCGATCGACTATAAGACGGACTGCCTTCTGCATTGGTCGGTCCTGGCCGAAGACAGCCTGCAATTGGGTATTTTGACTGAGGCCGAGCGGCGGCAGGGTCTGTTCTTGCGTCATGACTTTGACGCGCTGATGCAGGCCACCACGAAAGAGCGATATTCGGCCCAGAAAGACGCTGTTGGAGGGCCGTTCAAAACTCCGAATGAGGCGCGTGTGAGTGAAGGCCTGCCGCCGATTGACGGCGGGGATGTGCTGAACCCCGCGCCGAACATGACGCGCAAAGGCGCTTCCGAAAAAAGGGGATGAAGATGACGAATAACCGTTTGGCCGAGGCCTTTGGCTGTATTCCGGCGGCTGTCGCTACGCAGGTCCATCATGAGGCATTTTCTGCCGATATTTCAGCGGCCCTATCTGCAACGGATCGTGGTGCCAATGGGCAAAAGGCGCTGGAACGTGGTGAGCGTTATGAGGTGCAGCGAGGCCTGGCTGTGGTGCCGGTGCGTGGCCTTCTGACGCCCAACTTTTACGGATTGGAGCGATGGTTCGGCTGGACCACCTATCATGGCCTTGAAGAAACTATGCAGACCCTTGCTGCGAGTGATGAGGCGAACGCCATTGTTCTGGCGGTGGATAGCCCTGGCGGGCTGGTGGTCGGGATTGAGGCGGCGGCGCAGGCTGTCGCCGAAGCGGCAAAAATCAAACCCGTGGTGGCGTTGATCAATCCCATGGCGGCGTCGGGCGGGTATTGGATCGCGAGCCAAGCCAGTGAGATCGTCATGACGCCGGGGTCAATTGTTGGGTCGATCGGGGTGGCTGTGACTAGCGGTTCATTCGAGGCAATGGGGGCGAACGGTGTTCGCCAGTACGAAATGACCTCGACACATGCGCGGGCCAAATGGCCCGACCCGGCCACCGAGGGCGGCAGGGTCGAATTACAGCGGTCTCTGGACGAATCCGAAGCGCGGTTCCATGCGGCGGTTTCATCTGGGCGTGGGATCGCCCTAGACGATCTGCCGGGGCAGCTTTCGGTGACGGAAGATCCGGCGGATGGCGGGGCCGTGTTTGGGCCTGCCGATGCGGTTGCGCGCGGTCTGGCCGATCGGGAACAGGTGCAATCTGCATTCTGGGCGCAGATGCAGGCCAGTTATGGGCCTGCCCAAAGGAGCGGCAAGCGCGCGTCCTGGGCTGCAAAAGTAGCCATGGCGCAGGCGATCGCGCGAGGCTGACAACTTTCTAAATCACCATTCCCTGCCCACGCGGCGGGGCTGACCGGCTGCGCCTTTTGGGTGTGGCCTTCCTTCATGTGCAAAGGAGCTAAAAATGCCGAAGGATATTAATGATCTGCGCCGCGAACGTCAGGCGGCGGCGGATAGGATGCAAACTGCCGTCTCGGCGCTTGAGGGCCTGGAAGAGGCCAATGCGGACGAGGGCGCTGACGAATATGTGGCCGCGCAAAATGACTTCGATGATGCTGAGGCTGCGTATAAACGGGCGGACGCGGCGGTGAAGCGGCGCGAGCAAACCGAAGCAGCCCTTTCCGCAGCCGCCTCGGGTGGGGATGAAAGCAATCAACAGGCAGCGCCCGCTGCAGCGAAATCCGAGGCCGATCTGGGCGTTGGCGCAGGTCTTATCGTTCATGCGATGGCGGCGGGTCGTGGCGATGTCGACAAGGCTGTCGCGCGTCTGGATAAAGACGGGCATTCGGGCCTGTCGGCTGCGCTGTCTGGGGCGTCTGACGGTGCGGGTGGGGTGATTATCCCACGCGCCCAATCGTCCGAGCTGATCCAGATGTTGCGCGCCCGTGCCGTGGTGCGCAAGGCAGGGGCGCGGACCTCGCCCATGCCTGCTGGGGAGCTGCGCACCGCGCGCCAGAGTGGCAGCGCCACTGCCAGCTATGAGGGTGAGAATGCGCCGATTGTCGAAAGCGAACCCAGTTTTGACGCCGTGCAGAAAGACTTCAAAAAGCTGACCTCGCTGGTTCCGGTCGGGAACTCGTTGCTGCGTCACGCGGGTGCTTTTGTTGGGCAGACCGTGCGCGATGACATGCTGGGGGTGATGCGTCTGAAAGAGGATATCTCGTTTGTCCGCGCTGACGGCACGGGCAATTTGCCGAAGGGTCTGCGCTACTGGTGTCTTGCACCGAATTGGACGGCGGGGATTGTGGCAACCGCAGCAGCCGCCGAGGCGGCGGTGCGCCGTTGTGTGAGCCAGGTAGAAGACGCAAACGTGCCTATGTCGAAACCCGGTTGGATCATGCGCGCCAGCGCTAAGAACTGGATGGCCGCGCTGCGCAATCCTGACACCGGGTTCAAGGTGTTCCCCTCGATCGACAATGACGGCACTTTGATGGGCTATCCGATCCATGTGACCTCGCAGATCCCCGACAATCTTGGCGTGGGGGGTGATGAAACCGAGATCACCTTTGCGGACTTTGATGAGATCGTTATCGGCGACAGCCAAGTGATCACAATTGATGTATCGCGCGAAGCTGCGTTCGTGGATGTGAATGGCGATACGATCAGCGCTTTCCAACGCGATCTGACGTTGATGCGCGCGATTGCCGAGCATGACATGGCCCCGATGCATGATGAGGCGATTGCTGGCTTTAACGC